CGGGGACGACTTCCACGACCTGCGTGGTCTCGACCACGGGTAACGTGACGGCCGGGAACCTGCTTTTCGTGGGCGCGAGTGCTTATGGCGCCACGCCGACGCTGAGCATCGCGGACAACCACAGCCATACTTGGAGCACGGCGGTGGCCACGTTCGGGACGTCCTCCAACGCCGGATGGTTTTTGATTGCGCCGGCCAGCGAGACCATGACCGTGACGATCACGCTGAGCGCGACGGCGATCAACTCCTGCGGAATTTCGGAATATAGCTCCACGGGATTCACCGCCGCGCTGGACGCCAGCGGAACGGCGGACGCATTTTTCAACGCCGCGGTGGCGTTCGTGACGACTAGCGGCAATCTGGCCGCGGACGACGAGCTGGTCATCGGCTGGTATAGCTCTTCTTCGGGGAATGCCGTGTCCGCGGGCGGAGGATTCACCAGCCGCGCAGCGGATGCGACGCGGATGATGATCGAGGATCGCTTCCTGAAAGGCGGATCGACGGAGGGAACACGCAGCGCCACCTGGCCGCTGGCGGCCAATTCGACTTCGCAGGCGTTCGTGGTCACGTTTAAGTTGACGGCGGCTTCTTCCGGCTGCGCGAACTTCATCACCCTCCTGGGGGCGGGATGCAAATGAAAAAGGAGAGAAACATGAAGACGCGAATCGGATGGATTGTTTTATTGGTGGTGGCGCTGCTACTGGTGGCTTGGCCGGGCTGGCCGCAGACAGCAACGCACTCGATCAGCTTGTCATGGACGGCCAGCACTTCGGTGGTGGCGGGTTACAACGTCTACCGCGGGACCGTGACCGGGGGGCCGTACACCAAGCTGAATACCGCGCCCATCACGGCGCTGGCCTATACCGACACCACCGGCGCGGGCGGGACGAAATATTTTTATGTGGCTACGGCAGTGGACTCCGCAGGCGTCGAGAGCATCTACTCGAACGAGGCCAGCGCAATTTTTTTGTCACCGCCGCTGCCCCCGGCGGCGCTGGCGGCTGTAAGTAAGTAGCCATGAACCAAGGCGAGGCCATGCGCGGTGTGACGGTTTCGGTGCAGCTGACCGAGCGGGAGTTGAAAATCCTGCGCATGGTGGTGGCCGAGAAGCGCTCGAAGGAAATGGCCCGAGAGCTGGGGATCAGCAAGACCCGGCTGATGCAGATCCAGCGCATACTCTGCGATAAGGCCGGGGTCGAGGGCCGGCTGGGGTTGGCGGTCTGGGCGGTGCGAAAGCGGCTGGCGTAGGGCATGGCAGCGACAGGGGAAGGAAGCGCAAGGGAGACCATGAGTCCGAGGAAAAATTGCAAGCGTCGGTTTAGGAGTGGGAATCTAAAATGCCAGCCCTTGGAGCATTAAACGACGTCTATAGGGTGCGCACAAGCACCCAGGACATCATCAAGCGCGCCTTGCGGCTGATTGGCGTTCTGGCGTCGGGCGATCCGCTGCCCGCGGACCAGTTGAAGGATGCTCTGGAAGCATTCAATCAGATGGTGGACTCCTGGAACACGGAAAAGCTCATCATCTGGGTGCTGGCGCGAAACACGTTCACGCTTACAATCGGCACGAATCCCCATGAGATCGGGCCGGGAGTGGCAAGTCCTGGATTGGATGCGCCGCGTCCCAACCGGATTGAACAAACCCAAGCATGGATTACTGGCGGAACCCTCGGCACCGTAGAGCGGGAATTGGAAGTGCTTACGCTCCAGCAGTGGGCCAGCGAGCGCCTGCCAGACAATTCCAGCATTCCTTCGGAACTCTACTACGAGGCACTATTCCCAACCGGGAAAATATGGTTTGATGTGAAGCCGGACGCTGCCTATACGCTGATTCTTTACCTCGAACAAATGCTTTCACAGGTTTTCAGCGATGGCACAACCACGGAATTGAGCCTGCCACCAGGATACGCGGATGCGCTTTGCCACAATCTGGCAATTCGACTTGCGCCGGAATATGGCAAAGCTGCTCCGGTGGAAGTGATCAATTCGGCTGTCGAAGGCAAGGCCTCGATAAAACGAGCCAATCGTAAGCCTCTTTTTTTGAATGGCGATCCGCAATTGCAAGCGGGACAGGGAGCGGGATTCACGAGCATACTTCGAGGCGATTTCTGATGCAGCGATTCGTGGGCTGGATTGGCCCCTCCAACACAGCGCGGTCTGTGAATGTGGCAGCAGAAAGGTCCGTGAATCTTTTTCCTGAAATGACCGAAACGGGCACAGGCAAAGAGCAAGAAGTGGCCGCGCTCGTTGGTACTCCTGGCTTGCTAAAGTTGGCCACCTTGGGCGCGGGGCCGGTGAGAGGACTCTACTATGCCTCAACGGGACGGACATTCGCGGTGAGCGGAACGGGCTTCTACGAAGTGACCACGCCAGCCAGCCCATCGCTTCTTGCAACTCTGACTACCGGCTCGGGACGAGTGGGGATGACGGACAACGGGGTTGACCTGGTACTCGCGGATGGCGCGAAAGGCTACACGTTCCGGTTTTCCACGAACGTCTTTGCGCAGATAGGAGACCCGGAATTTCCTCCGGGCGCGAACGTCGCGCAATTCCTCGACCAATACATCATCGTGAATGAACCGGGAACGGGGCGATTTTGGTTCTCGTCGATTTCCGATGCGACCAACTGGAATGGACTGGACTTTGGTAGTGCCGAAGGCTCGCCGGACAATCTGCAAACGATTTTGGTGGACCACCGCGAACTGATTCTCTTTGGTGACCGCAGTATTGAGGTATTTTTCAACTCCGGCGATCAGTTTAACCCGTTTCAGAGGATGCAGGGCGCGTACAGCGAGGAAGGCGCGCTCGCGGGCACGGAACAGAAGATTGACAACACGATTTTCTATGTGAATGTCAACGAAAATGGACAGGGCATCGTCAAGCGCACGCAAGGGTATGTCCCGCAAAGAATTTCGACTCATGCCCTGGAGTTCGCCATCTCCCAATACGGGAATCTGGATGGGACAAGGTCCTATGTATATCAGGACAAAGGCCACAGCTTCTATGTCCTGAATTTCCCCGGCGCGGATGTGACTTGGGTGTTCGACGCGGCAAGCAATCTGTGGCATGAAAGGCAAAGCATGCAATCGGATGGGACTCTTGGTCGCCATCGTGCAGAGTGCCATGTGTTCGATGGCACGCGGCATCTGGTGGGAGATTACGTTAACGGGAACCTCTATCAGCTTGACGATGACACCTTCACCGATGACGGGGCACCGATTACCAGGCTACGCCGTGCGCTGCATATCTCCAACGCGGGCGCAAGGATTTCGCACCATGCTTTTCAGCTTGATTTGGAGTCTGGTGTTGGACTCGCCAGCGGGAAAGGGAGCGATCCGAAGGCGATGCTGCGCTGGTCAGATGATGGGGGCCATTCATGGAGCGATGAACGCTGGGCCAGCATGGGAAAGCAGGGGGAGTACACGCGCAGGGCAATCTGGCGGCGGCTGGGTCAGGCCCGGGATCGCGTCTATGAGGTGAAGTCCACGGAACCTATCAAACAAATTTGGATTTCGGCCTATCTGGACATGCAGGCATCGGCGCACTGATGACGCTACTTGCGAATGCCAATCCGCTGAATCCTCCGCCCTTGACGGGGAACCGCGCTTTCGATAGTTGGGCACGCGAATTATACCGCAAGCTCGGTCAGGCCACCGATACCGCCCCAGTAAGCGTAAGCGGAAAATCCGCGAACATCACTGGGATTCTGGCCTCCGCGAACGCCGCGCCCAATCTGGTGAAGAACTCGACCAATGACGGGACATCCGATTCGATTGACGCGGGAACCGACGCCACGGTGCGCGTGTATGGGCCGGGCGGAGTAGGCTCGAATTGGAGCCGTTATCGGAACGGAGCAGCAGTAGCTTCCCATGCGGCGGTGACCTTTACCGGGAAAGCCTATGCCACGCTCTATTATGTGGCATTCGATACCGCGCTCAATTCCTGGGTGATTTCCACGTCATACAAGGATGTGACGGGGGACAACCAAGTGATTTTCTCGGTCCTGACCGTGAATGGGGGGGGCACGGGAGGGTCATCGGGTGGTGGCGGGGCTGGAACTGGCGGTTCGGGTGGCGTAGGCGGCGGCGGTGGCGGATATGGGATATTTCGCTGACTATGTGCAAAGAACTCAAGCGCATGTTCCGTCCCGAGCACAGAGACATCGAGATTATCTATCTTGACGATTTCGCCGTCGAGAAGCGGTTGTATGTGGGCTTGGTCAGTCCCGCTGGTCCGGTGGACGTGGAAGCAACGATCCATGCGCACTTTGCCGAAGAGGATGCGATTTGCGAAACGGTTAGGAAGGCAGCGGAGATGAAACAATAATGGGAAACGATACGCTCGGACAAGTTATTGCCATCGCGGCGCGGGAACTGGGAGTCCCAGAAAATGAGATTACTTCCGATAGCGTTCTCTCGACGCTATTTAGCGATTCACTGGAATACACCAGCTTTCTCTTGTGCCTCAAGGACATTGGCGAATGCCCTGATTCCCTGATTGCCAAATCCGAAACGATAGGAGACTTAGCGAATGGCCTTATCGTTTCAAATTGAGAGCATTGATTCCTGGATAGCGGATGCCCCTCCGCTGATCTTTGCGCATTGGCAAGAACTTGGTCTGGATTTGGACCTTACCATAGACCCTGACATCGAGAAAATGAAACTCATGGAAAAGATGGGGTTCTTTTTCGTACTCACGGCACGCGAGGCCGGGAAACTAGTGGGCTATCTATTGGCCCTGGTAAGTCCTCACCTGCATTACAAAAGCTCGAAGCCCATGCTTATTGTAGACGCCTATTACGTCACTCCGGAGTTCCGCAACGGGGCCGGATTGCGATTGCTTAAGTTCATGGAAGAAGTGGCTCACCAAAAAGGCGCAATTAAAATCTATTTGAGCTGCAAGGTTCACCGGGACCATAGCAAGCTCTTTGAATCTCTTGGGTACCGTCTCAGTGATTTCGCGTTTATCAAGAGGATAGGGGATTAAAATGTCTACCGCAGCAATCATAGCTGGAACGGCCGGAAGTATAGCGAGCGGCGCTATGGCCGCGAGCGGCGCGGGAGCGCAAGCAGACGCCGCCCTAACCTCTTCCCAGACCGCGATAGACGAGCAGCGCCGCCAATTCGACATCACGCAAAAGAATCAGCAGCCGTGGCTCACTGCCGGAACGCAGGCGATCCAGACGCTCCAATACTTGATGGGGCTTGGCATGCCTCCAGGACAGGCTACGCAAGCCACTGCGCAAATTACAGGAATGCCCGAAGATCAGCTCAGAGGCCATTTAAGGCAGCTCCAAGATATAGGCAACAATGGCTTTGGCGGTCGGCCGGGACCATTCAATGAAAGAAGTTTCGATCCCTCCTCCATCAGGATGCCGTCTCGGGGCGCTCCAGGTTCCACGATTCCGGGCGGATACTCGGCCGGTGATTTCGGTTCTCTGAACCGCAATTTCGGAGCCTCCGACTTCCAAGCCGATCCTGGGTATGATTTCCGGTTGCAGGAAGGATATAAGGCGCTGGAACGTTCGGCGGCGGCACGTGGCACGGTATTGAGCGGAGGAACACTCAAGGAACTGGCCCAGTACAATCAGGGATTCGCCAGCAACGAATATTCCAACGCTTATAATCGGTTCCAGCAGAACCGCGCCACGCGGTTTAATCAACTGGCAGCTATTTCTGGCGTGGGGCAGATGACCGCCACGGAATTGGGCCGTCAGGGAGCGGAAAACGCCACCAACATTGGGAATCTGACCATCGGAGGGCAGACAGCGGCGGCAGCGGCCAGGGCCAGCGGATACAGTGCTTGGGGGAATGCGATTGGGAACGCCGCCAATCTTCCGCTGAACTGGATGGCATTGAGCAAGATGAGTGGGCAAGGCGGAGCGATGGGAACTCCTTCCTTCTCTGGTTATCCTGTCCCCGGTTATCCTGGAGGGCCATCCTAATGTCCGCTTTTCATACCGATCCATCCATCACGCTTCGCGGCTTGCAACAGCCGGAAAGCCCCACCGAAATACTTACCAACTTCGCCAAGCTCAAGAATATGAGCCAGCAGAATCAGACGGGACAGATGCAACTGGACGAAGAGAAGAAGCAAATGTCAGAGCGAAATGCCCTGGACTCCCTGCTGGTAAAACAGACCCAGATGAATTCCAAAGACCCCTATGGGGATGCGCTCAATGAGGGCGTGCAAAGCGGAGCCATCAGGCCCACGACCGCGATGCGGTTGAAAAGCACGCTTACCGAGACGATGGGAAAGATGTCGGATGAGCAAAGAAAACGCAAAATGGAGATGACCGACAGGCAAAACAATATCCTCGGAGCAATCCGCTCCATCCCGGCGGAGGATGTTCCCGCAAGGCAGCAAGCAATCCAGACCGCGATTCAGCAACTTTCCTCGGAAGGCAGCATGTCTCCCGATCAAGCGAATCAGATTACGCAATCTGTTGGGCAGATCAATGACCCCACACAACTCGATCAACAGCTCGAGATTTATCAGGCCCATGCCGTAGGCATGAAGGCGCTCTTCGAGAGAGAGACGGAAATAAAGAAATTCCAGATGGAAAAGAGGGGGATGCCGCTCAACCCCGATGAGATTGCCACGCGCAATCGGATGTTGACCGACCGCTTCCAAGTGCTCAATCCCGGAAAGACTCTGCCGCCCCAATACACTCTTGGCGGCGCGGCGACCGATAAAACCTACGAACAGGTGGACAAGGCGCTGGGGCAGGTGGAAAACGCGGGAGCCACACAGGAACAGCGAAAGATGGTGAATGCCATCCGGCAGCAGACCTTTGAGATGGCGAAACATAAACAGGATGTTGGCGATCAGGCCATCGAAATCGCCGCCCAGTCCCTGGCTAGCGGCGACCTGAGCAGATTGCGGGACATTACAGGATTGCGCAACGATCAGCGTCTCGTGGTTTTCGCCAAAGCCAAGCAACTGAATCCGACCTTCAATATCGCTAAGGTGGATCGCCAAATCAAAATGATGGAACTCTACACGACTGGAAAGCAGGGCGACCAACTGCAATCCTTTGGAACGTTCCTTGAGCACGCCGGAGCATTGACAGACGTGGTGCAGCAACTCGGCAAATCACCTGTTTTGGGTGCCATTGCGAATCACAGTTGGAACTGGCTACGGGCACACGCCTCCGATTATCCCGAATACGCTCGGGTATTGGCGGCTTTAGACCCTGTGCAGAAAGAATTTGAAACGTATTTGCTCAATAACCGCGCTCTCTATACCGAGGACCGTGCGAACGTGGAAAAGATCATCAATCCCGATACGCCGCTCAACGCCAGCTTTGCAGCGATAGGGCAGATGGGGCATACCGTAGTGGCGCGATACAACGAGTCTGACAAACGCTTCAGAAACACGATGGGCGGCAAGGGCATCGAGGAAATGATTGGACCGCTTTCGGATGAGGCGAAAGCAGCAGCCGCGAAAATCGGGGTCACTATCGGGGGGAGCAACATGGTTCGCATGATGGCTCCAGATGGAACGGAGGCTGACGTTCCCCGTGAACAAGTACAAGCCGCCAAAGCTGCGGGAGCGAAAGTCAAACAGTGAGCGCAGGAACACAATTCGATTGGAGCAAATTCGGAGCCAAACCAGCCGCACAGGCGCAGCCTGCGTTCGATTGGTCGCAGTTTGGAGCTAAACCCGCACAGGCTGGGTCCATATCTTCGCAGGTAGGGCCAGTTCCGAAAAAATATCTTCCAGGCCGTGGATTCGGCATGGAAGTGGCAAAAGGGATGGGCTTGGATGCCGAGAAGATCGCCGCCGCTGAAGAGGCTGGCGGACAGTGGGCCGGAGCAAAGGAAATTGGGGGACAGGTACTCTCTGGGGTGGGGAAGTTTATTGGTTC